AACACCGCGGGCGTATCCGATCCGGCACTTTACACCGTGCCGCCTCCGCCGCTGGACCGCGCCGGATGGATACTCACGGCATCGAGCGAAGAAACCGCGCGGGAGCCAGCCGGAGTCGCCAATGCCATCGACGGCAATTCGGAAACGATCTGGCACACCCGATGGGGATCGCCCGCGCTCCCACCGCATTATCTGAGGATCGAGTTGCCACGGCCCGCGGTTCTCTCCGGCTTTCGCTATCTCCCTCGCCAAGACGGCAGCCCAAACGGCAACGTGACGGCTTACGAGGTAGAGGTGAGCGACGACGGCATCACATGGGAAAAGGCCGCCACCGGCACATGGACCACTGATGCCAGCCGGAAAATCTCCGAACTCGGCCTTCGCTCCGCTCGTTTCGTCCGCTTGTGGGGCAATGACCCGTTCATGGCCGCGGCGGAAATTCACTTGATAGGAAGCTACGAGCCTACGGCTCCCGCCAGCGTTACGCTGACGCCGCAGCAATCTCCCGACATGGCGAACTGGTCTGACCTTGCGGACGCTCCGGCCTTCACCGTTCCGCTTTCCACGCGCCAGTTCTTCCGCCTCAAAATCGAACCCACCCCACAACCATGAAAACCATACTGATGCTTGCCTGCTTGTGTCTCGCTTCTTGCGCCCTTCCCTACACTTGGGGAGAGAACCCGCTCGACCGGCCCGGAGACAACAAATCAGCCGCGCAACTGCATGAAGAGAACGTGCAGGCCATTACCTCGAATCCCGGTTACAGACTGCCATGACTCAACCCCGCGCCCCGCGTGCGCTCATCGAGCGTCTCTTTGACGAACACTGGTCAACCCACGGGCCTGCCGGATTACCGCGCCCCCTTTACTACATCCTCGCGCCAAGAGGGTATCGGCGGGATTCCATGGGAAAAGTCGGAGTGAACGATTTCGGGATTTGGGATGATGCGATGTTCTATGTCTCGCCAACGACCTACTTGGCCGAAAACGCCAACACCGATCCGAGTCGGGATGGATGGAACGCCGGAGCAGGCAAGCCGATGGCTGTCTTGAATGTCGGAGTTTGGCCGTTTCGCCGCGGTCCGCACAAGGGAAGGACTCCAGCGCTGCGGCAAATGACCGAAGAAGAGGCCCGGCTTCGCAATGTCCCCAACGATGGACGCTTTTCAGTCACGCGGACCTATGCCGTGGGCGATCCTCGCAACTATATCGAGGCCGGATATTACGCGATCAACATCCACCCAGGCGGAGACGTTGGAACCTCGTCGGAAGGATGTCAGACGCTCCCACGCAAACGCGCCGACAAGTTCCTGCAAACCGTGTGGGACGAGACGGAGGCGGCGGGCGTGGATGTGATCTGGTATGGCCTCATCGACGGGCCGATTGTGTGACGGCGGCCATGAACCGCTTGAGGCGCTTTTCGTCCATGTCATGCACGAGCTTGCGGAATTTCCGCACGGCTGCCACCGCGGAGGGCGACATGCGCGGCCTGCCAAACTCCGGGCTTTGGGATTCCGCCATTTCCTGCCGTTGCTTTACCCACAAGGCTTGAAAGTCCTGATATTGCTGTGATCCGGTCGGCACCCGCATGGACGCGGTGAGGATCAGGTGGATTGTTTCCCATCGCACGGAAAGACCGTGCTCGACCTTCCAAACGGTGGTTTCCGATATGTCGCACTTCTGAGCTACGGCAAGCATCGACAGCCCGGATTTTTCCCGTAGCGCGGCAAACGCCGTGGCAAGGGTTTGTTTCTTCATTCGCCCTGACGGTCCTTCACGTTCCGTCCGGTGTCAATCCTCTTCTTCCCACCCGCAGGCGACAAGCGCCGCCCGGATTTCCGGATCCGCGGCCTCGATGTCCTCCCGGCGCGTCTGGTTGAGCAAAATCACGGTGCGGCGGAGGATGGCAAGCCTCTCGGTGGATTCCGCGCGGTAGGCGCGCAGCATCGCCTTGGGGCCGGGTCCGACAATGTAGAGATAGCCCACAAGTCCTATGTGGATTTCCCATTCCTCCACGCGCGGCGTGAGTTCCTTGCTTGGGTGCAAACGGTGGTCGGTGACGGTATCGGCGGAATGGCTCATGGTATGTAGGTGTTGATTCTTTGCCATCCGCCATTTCCAAGGTAGCGACGGCCATCTTCGATCCGCCCTTTGCGGAGTCGGTCAAAATCGCCGCCGATAGCCATGGGGTGCCAGCCTATCCGAAGCGGCCATTGCAAGGCATCGACAAACCCAAACCGTTCATCGACCGGGTGCGGTGCCTTCTTGCCAAGCAACTTCTCGCGCTCCCATGGTCGAAACTTGATTGGCAGCGGAGGCTTTTCGCTCATGGCAGGTTGGTGCAGCGTGTGTGGAAATAGATGTCGTCGCCGGGGACGATGGTGAGCTTCGATCCGCGGAACTCGGTTTCCTTGATTCCGTATGGATCGACCGACCTCCATTGATCCACGCCAATCATGGAAACCGCCCTTTCGAGCATTGCCATGGCGCGGTGAGTGATGACCGTGCGGAGTTGCGGGGCGTCCTTCATAATCTCAGCCGCTTGAAAATGGCGCTCCATGATTTGACGGGTCAGCGCGTCATGCACTTCGTCGGGAGTCATGCAACCTCCTTTCTTTCACGGGCGGCGAGCATGGCGTCAGCGATGGCGTAACAACCGTGGCAAAGTTGATGGTTTGCCTTGTTTGGGTCACGGCCCCTTTTCAACGTGTCTTCCATGGTGGCCGCGGCAAGCGATTGCAATGCGGCGGCAGCGAAGTAATCGCGCAGGGTCATTCCAAGCAGTTCCCTTGCTCCTTTACAGTCTCTTACCTCGATTGATGGGTGAGCGAGCGGAAACGCCGGGCCTCCATCTTGTAATGTTGGTGTGTTCATGTCTTTACGTTTCGTTGGGGATCAAACCTTTTTCGCCCATTTCGAGTCAAGAAACGCCTTGGCCTCGGTGGCGGTGACTGATTCTGGATTCGGGTATCCGTAGCGGACGAGCCATTGGAGTTGCTTCACGGTGGCGAGCTTGGCCTTGCTGCGGTCGAACAGGCGGTTCATTACCATGCTGGCCTCCCCCTTCGTGCGGCATTGCAGGCCGAAGCGGTCGAGCACTTGCCGTTGCTTCTCGGTGACTGCCTGCCGCTCCCAGCCAAACACCGGCTCGTATTCCTGAATCTTGCGGTCTTTCAGGATCGCGCCAACCTGCTCCAAGGTGATGAAGCGTTCCTTCTTGGCGGCGTTGGCGGCAATCTCGCGGATCAGCGCGGCCTCACGGTCGGCGGCAGCGTCGTTTTGGGCCTCCTGCAAATCCTTCTCGTCAGACTCGAAAATCTTGTCCGTGATCGCCTGTTCTTCCTCTTTGGTTTTCGCCACGAGGCTGGCCGGGCGGGCGAGGTTGTGGCGCTCGTGCATCCACAGAAAATCCAGCAACAGGAGGTTTTCTTTGTCCGGGTGCAGGCGGGTTCCGCGGCCTACCATTTGAGCGTAAAGCGGGCGGGATCGCGTGGGGCGCAGGACAATCAGGCAATCCACTCCCGGCTCGTCCCATCCCTCGGTGAGAAGCATGGCGTTGGAAAGCAGGCGGAACTTCCCGGCGGAGAACCCTTTGAGGATTTCCGCCCGGTCAGGGGATGCCCCGTCGATGTGGCGGGCGTCGATCCCTACGGCTTGGCACTCTTCCACAAACCGCTGGGAAGTTGAAATGAGCGGAAGGAAAGTGACGATGCGGCGGCGCTCTTGGCAGTTCTCCGCGATGTATCGGGCGATTTGTGAAAGGTATGGCGCAATCGCGGCATCGAGCGCCTTGGAGTCGTAGTCGCCCGCCGTGCTCTTCACGTCGGCAAGGTCGATCCGGAGCGGCACGGCCTTGATCTTGACCGGCGCGAGAAACCCTTGGTTTATCAGGTCGAGGATGCCGATTTCATAGGCGAGGTTTTCAAAGAACGTGGCGAGGTTTTTTTTGTCCCCTCGGTCGGGCGTGGCGGTCACTCCCAGCACGCGGGAGTTGAAGCGGGCGAGCGTGGTTTGCCACTGGTCGGCAAGAACGTGGTGAGCCTCGTCGCAAACGATCAGTCCGAAGTGATCCGGATTCCATGATTCCAGCCGCGCGCCCTGCATCGTCTGGATGGATGCCACCACGACCGGCGCGGAGCGGTCGGCATGATCCCCGGCTTTTTCAATGGACGCCTCCAACCCGGTTGCCTGTTTGATCTTGTCCGCCGCCTGCGTGATAAGTTCCTCCCGGTGCGCGAGGACCAGCGTGCGCTCGCCACGCTTCTCGTGGAAGCGTTGGGCGATGTTAGCGAAACAAATGGTCTTTCCTCCGCCCGTGGGAAGCACGCCAAGCTGACGCATGAATCCCTCGTGGAACCCTCGGGCCACGCCGCTGACGAAAGCATTCTGGTACGGACGAAGTATCACGGCATTTCCTCCAAATAGTTGATGATGATTTCAAGCGCCACGCCCACCGAGTTGCAGACGCGGACGAAATAACCCTGCTCGTGCAGCGCCTCCATGAACTCCCATTGATCCGGGCGGACATGCCCGCCCGCTTTTTTCAACTCCATGTAGAAACCATGGAATCCGCCGCGGGCGACCGGCATGCACAGGTCCGGCACGCCGGGAATAACGCCTTCCGCCTTGAGCTTTTTACCCGTCCCCCATCCGCGCCAGTCGCCGGACGGGATGGCATGGAGAAGGAGGATTTCAGGATATTTCCCCGCCAGCGCAAGCGAGCGGTTCACAATCTCCACTTGGAGCTTGTGCTCGTTTTCCTGCCATGCGTTCGCGGTAGGAACGCGCCAGTCGATTTGTTCGCGGGTGGTCATGCCTTTGATTTCGGTTCGTCGTCCTTTTCGAGCGTGACCTTGAAGCCCGCATTGGCGGCGGTGTGGAAAACAACTACGCCTTCGGGTTTTTGGAATCCGGGGGCCGCTTGGCTTCCTTGGACAAGCAGACGATTGCAGCAACTTTCCACGGTGCGGGTTGAGAAGTGACCTTGATACAGCACCGGCACCAGTCCGACGCATGTCGGAAGAACCTCCTGCCATTTCTCAATGCGCGGGTCTTGGGAGGGGATGCGCCGTGGTTCCTGATCGTGCAGGCACCAGCGGGAGACGTTGAAGAGACTCAGGCGCTTTTCCTTGAGTCCGTATCCGCGCTGGATGCCGCTTCCCCACCACTCGCCGCGGTGGATGCCGGGGCCAAGCGCCATCAACGAGCGTTGACGTTCTTCAACCCATCTTGCGAATCCGTGGTTGTCATTTTGAGGGGTGATCCAGCGGGTGCGCGATCCGGCCAGCATCGACCAGCTTGCGCCGTCCTGATGCCATGAGCAAATCGCTTCTCTGTATGGCTGTCCGCCATCCTCGATGATGGCGATGGTGGCATTGGTCCCGTCGATCTTTTCAGTGATGATGCAATCGCGGAAAAGGCGCGGGATTTTTGGGAATGGTTCAAATGTCGGTGTCATGGTGTGTCGTGGATATGGATTCCGTCTTTGGTGACGAAGGTTTCGCGTGAAGTGAGGT